CAGATGATTCTGGACCATTACCCATTCTACCTCCATACACCTTATTAGCAATCTTTTCAGGCTGTCTTTCATAGGCTTTTGCTGCTTCTAATGTTGGAAAATATTTTTTAAAAATACCATTTAATCCTTTAGCTGAATAGTTCAAATTTTCTTTTACTAATCTGAAATTACCACTTTCATGCCCGGCCTGTGCAAGGAAGTGAGCTAATCTATTAGGAGTATTTAACTCAAACTTAGCAATTGTATCAGGCAATTGAGCTAATACAGCATCTGGGATGTGGCCCTTAAGTTTTGAAATGTCCATAGTTATTTTTTATTCTTTATCTTATAATAAATTTGAACTCCTAACCAGCATATAGATGCTATGTAGAATAAGCCAGTAAATACTGGATTCATCATTTGGAAAAAACTATTCATAAAAGCTATGATAGTTGCTGCTCCTCCTGCTGTGTTTGTTGCTGGGTCGTTGATTATGTTCATTAGGATTTTTTTCATTTTTATTTTGTTTTACCCCATTTTTCTCCTTTACCTTTATCCTTACAAGCACTTGGGGTTGGTCTGCATGATGGATATTTTGATCTACTTTCTCCTTTTTCACGACCACATGACTTGCATTTTTTGTTTCCGTTTTTATCTTTTCTACAGGTATTACAATCAACCCAACCTTTAGAACTTCCAGATCCACCTTTACGGTTGAACCATTTATGCAAGCTTTCTTTTTCCTTTATTAGAATGTCCTCTTCTTTTAAATCTTTCCATATTTTACCTTGACGACATCTAACAATAGCACCAGATCTATATGCAGAAGGTTTATCGTACTTAGTACGAGCTATACGAGTACAACGATCTGCTTCTTTCTCTTCAAGTACTTCTTTTAATATGTCTATTAGCTTTACCATTTTCTACAACTCCAATATCTTGCTTTTGTTCTTGGTCCTGGGTTTGCGCAATTGTGTCTTGCTCTAAATGATTTTCTTCTTTTAGGATTGGACTTTTTTATTCTCATATTAGGATCACCGAAGTTTACCTTTACTACTTTTCCTTTTGGGTTCTTTACAAAAACCTTAAACTTTTTTACATCACCACGCATAGGTTTACCTAATGAAACTTTTCTGCCCTGGTATTCTGCTTCGTTTAGTCCTTCTTGTAAAAGTTTTGAGTATTCTCTCATATATTCTACAAACTCTCTAATATCTTCTGTTGTATCAACATCATATTCATCTATCTCTTCGTGAGGATTTATATCTAACTCCTGTTCTAATTCTTTCATATCCTCATAAGACATATCTAATACATAATCCGATACCGCCGCTCTCATCTTTATATTATCTCCAATGTTTCTTGGAGGTATTCCCATAATATCAGCTGCTGCTTTTGGTTTGTCTACTGCTTCATCATAGTATCCCATGATTGCATCGTAGTTTACATCCCCATCAGCTTTATATCTTTCTTCTAATTCCTCATTCATAGGAACACAATTAGGAACCTCTTTACCATTTTTGGTTTTAGTTCCTACTTTTTTGTATCCTCTCCAACAAGGGTTTTCTGATCCCATTATTTTAAATTTTTCAATTTATATAAAGTAGATTCAATCAAAGCCATAATTTCATCAACTTGGTTTTGAATATAAGATGTTTGAGTAAAGTTGTATTTGTTTATTTCAACATACTTTCTTAAAGCTTCAAAGTAAGGAACTGGGTCATTATCTTCTCTAATAGTCATAGGTTGTTTGAAACCTCTAACTATTCCAAATCTTCCTTGATATGATTCAACTAATTCATCTATAAGATCAGCAATTCCATCTTGATATTCATCTAACGCCTTATGTGCGGCATAAGATCCCTCTTCTAAAACCTGCCAATGATAAACTTTAGCTTGGTTTCTTGATTCAAGTAAGGTGCTTATAAAATATGTGAACTTATCTGGCATTATTTTTCTTTTTTATCTTCTTTTTTAGGAGCTTTTTTAGTTTTTAGTTCTTCTAAAGGTTTAATTTCTTTTTTAGAACCTGATACTGTCTTATATTTAGCTTCTAAATGTTTGATTTTTTCTAATAATGCGGAAGAATGACCTCTATGAGCATCAGCTTGTTCTGGTTCTTTACGAGCTAAGTTCATAGCATTTGATGCTTCTTTATGTAATCTATCTATTTCTTTTTGTAATTTTGAAGAAACTAATTCTTTCTTCTCTTCTAAAGCTGTAGCTGCTTCGTATAATTCTTTTACCATATCATATGCACATCCCATAGCCGGGTCTTCTTCCATGTGGAAACTGTGAACCATCTCTGGTTGATGTCCCGCTTGTGCAAAACTGAATGGAGTGTGTTGTTGAACTAATTCTTGAGGTTTTTGCTCATAAGATTGTGGAGTAAGAACTGTATAGAACTTAAACTCGTCTACTTTATTAGGTAATCCTTTATGAGATGTAGATGCAAAATCCTTCACATCTGAAGGTTTCATGCTTTTTGCAATATCTGCTGATGGAGTATTAGGCTTAATTCTAATCTTACCTTGTTGAGCTGCATGAGCTATACCCATTGCTTTTTGCTGTGCTACTGATGTTGCTGGCATATAATAAGTCTTTTAGTAATAAATATCGCTAAATCTCTGTTTCTTTGGCTTTTTGTATCAGTTCCCTTAGTGCCTGAGTATCGGCGTCATTTCCTACTTTTTTACCCCAATTTTCAACGTCTCCCTGCTCTGTAATGAAGGAATTATTGCTATTTAACCACTCATCCAATGCTACTTCCAAGTCACTCATCATAGAATTCTTGTTTCCATTAAGCATTCTTTTCTCGTATTCTTCGTATTTTCCTTCAATTTTTAGTTTAGCTTCCATCTCAACTACACAATCAAGGCACATTTGATGTATTGCCCACATCTTTCTGTTAGTAGGGGTATCTTGAAACGACTTTTTGCAACAAGGACAGGAATATGGTAAATGGTAGGTCTTTTTAAACTCATCCAACTTGGTAACTGTTTGCTTCAACCCGTTCTTTATAGTCCATTGTTTTCCATTTTCCTCCCAAATGTCTCCCTCCCCCCTCTCTTCAACCTGTTTCTCATATCCAGATGCTATCTGTGTAGCTGCTCCTTGTTTACCTGTTAGGAGATTTCTGGCTCTATTTACATCTCTTTCCTTGAATTCCTTCTTTAATACGCTTTCTGCCATAACTAATTTTTTATATTATTTTGTTGCTGACACCCATTCTAAATACCAATCTGGGTTGTTCTTTCCCCATAATCTCATGATTACTCCAGCTACTGCTTGGGCTTGATTTTCTACTTCACTTCCTGTTTCTCCGTCTTCTGCTTTTAGTCCATCCACTTCATCTTGTTTTGCATGAACTAGCTCGTGGGCAAGTGTCCTTCCAATATCCATTAGGTTTCTGTTGGCAACTACCACTATAATACTTTTATCATTAGGATTATAACCTCCAAAGCTATGTTCTTTTTGAGTAAATTCTGTTGTTGTAATATACTTTACCGGAGGTATGTTTTGAATACCTAATCCGTCTGATACAAATTTAACAAACTCGTCAAGTTTATCAGTGTAGGATAGGGGGGCTGGAAACCCAGCCTCTTTCAACTCTCTTATAGGCTCTTGCTCTACTTTTGGAGCTATTCTCTTAAATATTTTAGCCGCATATCCCTTATTTACAACCGCATCAGGCATCATTTTTACGAATGCATCATAATCTCCTGCGTCTGCTGCGTCTCTCAATTTAGGTGCTGATATACCTTGCTCCTTATCGTCAAATGGCAATCCATAAACTTTATTGCCAAATGCTTTTTGCAGTGATTTTAGAGTGTCTGGATCATCCTGTTCATTAGGATTATAAACAAAATAGAATGTATCTGTTGGATTTTTAGCTATTATTCCGTAAGCATCCTTTATAGGACTTTCACTTGTAGCTATTTGTATAGTAATTTTTGGTTCAGGATCTGCTGCCAAAAAAGAGTCCCAAACGTATTTAGAATCTTCTGGCGTTATACCTTCTACTTCTTTTGAAGATATAATAACTATTATTTTAGTTATATAGTTTTTAGAAATTAGATCTTTTATGGTATCCCAGCTAGCCTTTGTAGGTAGTTTGAATCTGTTAGCATATATTGCTGTTCCAGGCTCGTACGTTATTTCTTCGGCAATAAGTTTCCCAATATTTTTATAGTCTATCATACATATAAATATTAGGATTTATTCAACCTCTCCTTCAATTCATCCATATATTTACCAGCTAAATCAACTCGTTCTAATAAGAAAGTGATATCCTCTTCGCATTCGCTTCTTTGTAATCTATGAACTCCCATAGTATATTCAGGCTTAACTCTATAATCAAATGTGATAAAGTCAGCCCACTGCCTATCGGTAACTACTAAATTACTTAAAACCTGCCAATAGTACTCACTTTTGATACGTTTGAAGTCATCATTTGACTTTATTAGGAGATAGCTGAAATGATTTGCTGATACGTACGGACATTTTACTTCTATAAGTCCCTCATCTCCTACAAAACCATCGGCAGAACCCCCATAAAACTCATTGTAAGCCACAAAGGGAGCATCTACCACTTCCAACCCATACTTCTTTTCATAAAAGGCTATGGCGGCTGGTTCGGCTTCTGTACCATGATCTAAGGCGTTGTTTGATAATGGTGGAACAAATCCTCCTAATTGTTCGGAAACTTTAGACATTAAGTAAGATTTGGCTGTATCACCAAATATCTCTTCTTTGCTTCTTCCTTTTCCTAAAATTTTGTGGATTTCGCTTGATGTTAACTTTCCTTTTCTCTGATCAAGCCACTCTTGTGTTCTTTGTTCAACCATAGGTTGTTCAATAGAGTTAGCTAATAATTTTTTTTGTTCTTCTGTTAATTCTAACATAGTCTCAATAATCTTTTCTGCATCAATTTTCCCATCGTAAGTTGCTGTGCAGAATGAAATAATTTTGTAATATTTTCAAAACCTAATTCAGATGGGTCCTTTCCTTCCAATTCTAACAAATAGACATCTTTTCCAAGATTTATCAATTTTTGTGACAATTGTAAAGCTTCTTTCAAAGCATCATTATCTAATGCAATGTATATTGTTTTCACTTCTGGTGAAACTAATTTTTTTTCTAATCCTTCTAATACCCTTTTCCCAAATAATGGTATTGCATTCCTTTTTACTGCTATAGCATCAAAAGCGCCTTCACAGAGAATAACAGGAACATTCCAGTTTATTTGATTCTCAAATCCTATAATTTCTTTCTTATCGCATTTAGGAGCCATAAACTTATAGGTTGTGTCTTTCTCAAAACTTCTACCAATCCAGTATTGCAAACTACCCCCCTCCCCATAACTTGGAATAATCACCGCATTCCTATATCTTCCCACCTCACAAAACCCTATCTTATACTTTATAATATCTTCATCAGTAATTCCTCTGTTATATAAATAATTCAATGCTTTTTTTGCAGTCAAACTTGTTCTATACTTTGTTAGGGGTTTATATTCTTCTGGAAGTTTTACTTCTATTGCTTGGGTTTCGGTTGTTTGTTTGGTTCCTTTATACTTGCTGTATTTTTTTGCCTCTACTATTTTATCAGCAGGTGCTTTTATCTTCTTGAATAAAGAAACTATACCTCTACCTTTTGTAGCAGGCTCACATGTCCAACAGTTATACTGTTCGGTTTCCATGTCTATTTCCAACTTAGGTTTTCTATGTTGGCATATAGGACAATAGAATGCATGGTTATTACCAGAAGTTCTTTTTCCTTTACCTAATACGCTCTCAAGCGTTCCGTATAAAATGTTATTAGTTTCCACCTATCTAAAAGATAAGGGATTTTACGTGATTATGCAACTTTTATTGTAAATCTTTTGGGAAAAACTTACCAGCAATATTATCGTTGTAGCTGAATTGCGGTGATACTAAACACTCATACTTACACTGATAATGTATTTCATAATAAGTAAGGGACTTTTTAGTTTTACATAAAGTTAGTATTTGTCTATCAAACTTATCTTCTCCTAATTCTTTTACATCTGCTAAAAGTTCTTTATTAGAACCCCAGTAGGTTTTCCAATTACTTTCTTTTACTACTAACTTTTTCTTTGATTTTCTCTTATCGGTTTGTTCAGCAAGTTCTGTCTTAGTAAGAGGTTTATTCTGCTTACTAAAAAAGTTCTTCTTTCCAATGTAAAACTTTCCTGAGATGTTGTTTGTTATCTTATAAACAAAACCTTCGTAATCTTGGATATTGTCTAACTTACCCCAAAACCTCCAATTATTCATAAATTAATTTATTATAAATATTAGAAGTCATATCTAATAACAAAAGTTGCATCTGTATTAGAAGGTAATCTAAAAGGTTGAGCTAATTTACCCACCACTAATAATTCGTTATTTTCGTTGTATAAACCTACGGTTGTTACATAAGGTTGAAAGTCAGAACCAGTTGCAAAATCTCTTAATGAGCCGCTCCTATCAGAAGTTACTGATGGGTTTAGGGTTAGGTTAAATTCATTCTCATTTACCTGACAAGTTATCTCTTGTTGATAAATCGTCTGTGTAGATTTGAATTTTATATTATATGGTGAGAATGGTACTGACATATTTTTAACATTGATCTATTCCTGATGTGCTTCCAAGAACACCTGTAGAGCTAATTGGTCTTGTGATAGAGAAGTCTATATCATATACAAAACTTCTATCTTGTACCGGATTGTCTAACAATGCGTTGTAATATAATATCATTCCTTCCTGTATTCCATTTAATACATAAACATCATAATCTACTTGACGCATGTATAGAGTTGGTGCTGCTGTTCCTCCACAAATACCTGCCAATGTAGTTTGTAATACAATTTTATTTGCTACGCTAACTGCTGGTATTGGTGTTGCTGTAGGTGTTGGAGTTGGTGTTGGGGTTGGTGTGATTGTTGGAGTTATTATTATAACTGGGGTTGGAGTTGGTGTAGGTGTTGGAGTTGGTGTTGGTGTTGGAGTTGGTGTTGCACCTATTCCAGTTATAGAAATTCCAGAAGCTGGCTGTAGTCCACAAGGTGCTCCACTATTGAACTTAAGTAAACTTGCTGCATCTGGCACAGTCACAGTATATCCTGTCAACAATAAACTCTGAGTTACTGAAGTAGCTACTGGGGACGCATAGGAATCTGCATCTGAGTAAATATCAAAGGAGGTTCCATTGGAAGATCCTATTGATGTTAGAGTTATTGTTACTAGTTTAGACATTTTCTATAAATATTTTAACAAATGTTTCCTGTTGCTGAGCTTAGAGTACCTGCAGATACATTCCATATTGCACCATTAGCATCAGAAGCGTAAGTATTAGAAATACCGGTGCCTAGTGTTGAATCCGTATACAATCTGTAACCGTTTATGTCCGCAAAGCTTGAATTAACATTATATAGACTAGCAACTGCTGGTGTAACCCATAC